AGCTTCAACGGCTTCAACGGCTTCAACGGCTTCAACGGCTGTAACTGCGGGTTGTGCTGCAACGGCTTCAATACCATCCGACGCTTCAATGGCTACAACAGCGGGTTGAGCTGCAACTGCTATAACGGCTTCAACAGCTATAACAGCTTCAACGGCTTCAACGGCTTCAACAGCTATAACAGCCACAACAGCTTCCGACGCTTCAACAGCCTCAACGCCTTCAACGCCTTCAACAGCGTCTCTTTGTTCAACTGACTCGCCGACTTGTACAAAACGTTCAATTTTTGCTTTATGCGCGGCTTTTTCTTCTTTACTTAGTTTCATGTTTTCATAAGTTGCGTCCGCACACATGGTAACATACCTTATTTCTCCACCTTTGCGGGACAGGTTATTTACTATTTTAGTTTCTTCACTGTTTAACGTTGAAGCATCTATTGCTTTTGCTTCACGGTTTGCTGGAAACTTAACTAACGAATGTTCACGTGGATAATACTTTATCATATCAAGCTCCCCGTTTATTTCTTGCATTAATCCGAAACCGCCTATAGATACGTAAGGTAATACACCTTGTGAATACTTTTCGTACGCAATGTCAGCAGTTTCAAAACGCTCCATGAACTCTAACTGTCCAACCCACTTATCCCCCATACGCTCACGATTTATTACTCTACCTACAACTACACCTCTATGACCTTCTTCTTGAGCGTCATATAACAAAACGGGGTTCTCATCGTATTCACTCCAATCAATAAGATCGGGGTCAATTTGGTTACCGTTGCGGTCTAATATTCCTGACGTTAATATTTGTTTTTTATTTTTTACTATTCTCATTATTATGGTGTTGCCGATGGAATTTGCGTTTCATTCACACCGTTGTTATCAATTTCTATTAGTATTAAATCAGCATACGCTTTGTAGGCTTCGTCTTTTGGGTCGAACTCTACGGAACAGTTATATATGACTTTATGTACATCTATGGTAACGCTTAACGCCCCTTTAGTTCCATGTGTCGTTTCCGTCTCCATCCTATCGAACTGCATACTCAAATCGTGAACTTGCTTCTCGTTTGTCATAAAGTCAGGATGTTCGACGCAACGTATAACATCGTCTGACAAATCTAACTTTGCCGCTTGCAAACCTTTATCAGGTGAGAAAGTATAATTCGGTACGTCAATCAACGTCCAAAGCTCTAAATCAAAGAACTGGCGAATACCTCCACCGATGAACGTGTTACCGTCCCCGTCAGTACCAAGTACGTGCACCACAATAGCAGGAAGCGGCGTATTAATTACTACGCTATTTCCTTCGTTTGCTCTTACTGGCATTACGTTAGCAGTTTGCAAGGCTTCCCAGTCTTGCAACGCTTGTGCTACTGCTGCTTGAATATATCCTACCATCCTAACGAGCGCATTTTTTTAGTTACTAATGTCTTTGGCATTACTAGTATTTTTCTCGACGGGTTCATAAACGGTCTAGCAGTAATGTTGCCCCCCGTTATTACTGTACTAGCGCCGCCGCGTGTATATGGTGCTTTTATCTTAACTACTTTAGACACCGTTGCACCTTCCTCGTGGTCTTTCGCGTATTTAACTCGGTTATTTAATATAATCTCCTTTCCTACGGCTTTGCTAGATAAACCACGTAGTAATTTACCTGTTCTGTGTAGCTTACTGTAAGACAAATGTTGTTCTACGTTCCCTACTTTCTTAAGCTTCTTACCAAACGCTATCCCGTGTCTATCTGCCCACTTAACTCCCGTCTTTGGGTCGGTTTCGGCTAAAAAAGCGTTTTGCGCTGTCCACAACCACGCTTTTGACACTTCTCTTGGCATCCCCACCTTCACGTACTTTGATAAGCTCTTCATTTCTCGTGCTAACGTTCTTAGAGTTTTCATAGCCTACAATATCGTTTTCATTTAGTCCTATCTTACGTATAAACGCGTCGGTAGGGCGTAATTGTAATTTGTCAAAAAATTCAGTAAAAGAGTCAATCTCTCCTACGTCTATGTTATTAGCGGGGTTTGCGACAAATGTTGCGTTAGCTAACGCAGGTTCTTTTAATAAATACGCAAACTTCTTTTTATTCTCCTCCTTGTTCAACCAATTTTGTATATCTAAAACGTCCGTCTCAACAATCGCATTAAACCCTTTAAGGTGTGCACGTACTAAACGCTCACTATTTGTGTTCTTAGCGGTCTTCATTAACAATGAAGAACCTAACACAACTAACGAGATGTTTTCATACAACGAGTCTATATTCTCTTTAAAAATACGAAAAGTGTCGCCTGAAGTACCTCCCCCGACGTTTTCTAATACCATATCCTTAGTTATCTTTCCTTTATCTAATTCGTCCGTCGTTTGTCCTGATACTATTACCTGTCCTACCCCTACTTTTTCCGCAGCGGCTTCCGCCGCTTCTTGCATCTTTTCGTCACCGTTTTCGTAGTACATCATCATTTGTTGATATGCTAGAAACTGTGAGGCTGTTTGCCAATTATTCTGAGCGTTCACTGCGTTTATGTAATCTCTGCAAATAGGCTCTAAAAGCCCCAACGTGTCTTCTGATTGATAGTTTGTTTGTAACCAAAATAAATTTACGTGTGATTTAACGTACCATTTACCTTTCATATCGTGTGTCTGTTCTTTGACCGCTTTGTTAAGCACGTCTAAATTACGTAGTGGATAAACGTAAGTCTCTTGGTCTTTGTTTACACCTATTACCCTAGCGTAAGTAAAGTTAGCCAAACCTTTTTGGTAAACCAATTCGTTTACAACGGAGTTTTGATTGAAAATTTTTGTTAACTTTTCGTCCTCCTTACCGTTTATTGTAACAGAGAAATCTCGCATCCTTAACGGTCGCATCCGCCTGTCAATAGCTGCACGTACAATAGTGCTACTCTTCATAACGTAACTGTACAACGCATCTAAACCAGTAAAATCTGAATACAGTCTCGCACGAGTAACCGCACTCCACCAAGTATCCATGTTAAGTTCAAATTGGTAGTTGTTGGGTAGAACTACGTTCCTTGCCCCTGCTACACCTTGCTTATTTAGTAAATTATACGGATTCTTCATACTACGGTCTTTGTCCTGTTGGTGTTAACGAAACGACAGTCATCCTAACGTTTGGGTCACTTACTACGGCATCTTTGCCAAAACTACGGTTACCGCTTTTCAAACCTTTTAATAGATAATGTAATTGTTTATCTTGTTGCATTATAACCTCAGAGTATTGAGGTGACGATGCGAGAATGAAAGTAACGGTCGATAGACACAAAGCTAAGCGAAGCGTCAATGCAGTTTGGGTTGTCCCCCCCGTTTCTAACATTACCGCAACGTCAAACATCGCGCCAATGTACGATTGTACATACGCTAAGGCATTATTGTAACCAGAAATCACAACATCCGGATACATAGCTTTAAGTTGTCCCAACGTTGCCGGCTGTATAAATTGGTATAACTGTGATTCTGGAAACGGTAAATCTTGAGGCTCCCAATGTTCAGCTATCAAACCGTAATCAATCATAGATGCGTATATAATAGCAACAACCAAAGCGTCTGCTTCTAACGTCTCCGTCTTTGCGTAAGAATAGAGCGTTTCACTCTCGTCAGCTTCTACAACAGTCTTCTCCGCCGTAACCGTCCAACTGCCAGTATTGTCTACTGACACGAACGTCCACCCTGCGGCCTCTAATTCTGCTTGTGTGTATACTGTTACTGCCATCTTTTTATTTTTCTAAGTCTTCTATTCGTTCCTTCAACACATCGAAGTAAGTTTTCATAGCACTATGTTGAACCGCTAAAAGTTCACGTTGAAGCAAACTTACGGGTTTCTCAGATTTACGAAAAGTTTCAATGTTGACCAACTTAACAAATAATTTATTACGTTCCTCTTTTAGTTCTTCTAACATAGTTCTATTAAAAATATTTCTTACTAACGTCAGTAAAATCGTCAAGATCGTTAAGAAAGTTAAAACAATTTCTTATTCTCTGTTTTAGGTTTTCAATCCAGTCTCTAATTTTCATCGTTTTAGTTTTTACAAATGTATGCCGGAGTTACAAATTTAACACGTGCTTTAGGTCTCTTTCTAACTTTCCCAAAACGTCCTTTTAAATACGTATCGGCTCTCATAATTGCATCCGGTATATCATCGTGTATCATTTTATTCGCTTTACGCGAAAACTTTAATATCTGTACTTGTGTTTGACGCCCACGTTCTTTATCTCTAAAAGCTTTGTTAAACACAATAAGCTCGTTCTCAAATAGTGGCTGCAAAAACGTTTCTATGCTCGCCTTTTTATCGTGGAATATCCGTGTGTCAAGCCTTATTGGAACTAACCACCCTGTCGTATTTTGAAACGTGTGCAACACTTGTTTAAAGTCTGACGGTACTTGCTTCTTCTCCATAACTACGTCGGTTCGACTTTGGTCTGGTGACATATCCCACAACTGTTTCATATTTTGCAACATGTCCATTGTAGAGCCACGTACTATACGAACGTCAAGTACGTAAGTTATTTCTCCGAACAACCCTAAAAGAGCGCTTGCTTTATAATCAGCCCACTTGCTGTAGTCCTTCCCCGTTAAAGGTGTGGGGTCAGTATAAATAACCAACTTGTCCCAATCAAAGTCACGTGGCAAGTCCTCCACCCACTCAATCTTTTTAAATACTTCGCCCGTCTCCGTGTCTTGGAATTGACCAAGATAGAAACGTTCGCGATTTGCACCTGTCATCTGCGACAAGTTCTTTATATATTTTTCACCTAAATTCTCTTCGTTGTCTTGTGGGTGCATTAGTAACGCATACATCGCACTCTTCTCTTCTTCACCAATAGCTGAACCGTCTTCACGTTTATCCTCGAAGTAATGTTTGTAACTCCAATGGTTTATTGACGGTGGGTTTTCACACAAAAGCATCATGTTCTCCAACCCGTCAATCCTGTGCCTCAATCGCGTTATTATTTTTTCAATCAAATCATACTCAAGCTCACTTATCTCCTCTAACATAACGTGCAACCAAGACGGGCTCAAAATTTTATCCGACCCACTCTCCGACAAATCCCGTGCACACAACCCTGCGAACCGTATATAACCACCCGTTGCAAACTCCATCTTCGATCGTTTGTCTGCAAGTTTAGCAAACTTCAAACCGTCTATCGCCCACGTGTCCCAACGTTCTTGTCCGTTCGCTTCCGCAATCAGTTGAAGTATTGCCGGTACAATTTGTTCAATCATACCCTGCGTCAAGTCAATCATTTTGTCACGTGCTATAAGGCATGGTGCTCTATGCCTTAGCGTATCCCGTATTATCTTATACGCTTCTATAAATGACTTACCACTACCACTACCACCAACAGCTAAAAACTTATCGTACTGACCACTGTCCATCAGATATAACGCTTCTTGCTGTTTCTTCGTTAACTTGATCTTTGTGGTTAACGAACCGTCCTCCCCGTCCCAGGTCTTGCTACTCTTTCGGTTACGTTCAACCTCCGCATCTTTTATTTCAATACTGTCCGACGTAGACCACGCTTTTATTAAGCTTTGTATCGTTCTTAACTCTATGATATATGATTCCGCGTCAAAATCTTCACCGCTACCTCGCGGTTGAAAAATGCTCTCTGTAATAGCGTTTAAACGAACACCAACACGGTGGTCGGTGTCTGAATTATTGTCAAGGAGTTTATGCGTTACGGATAAATCTTTAAAAAGGAGCAACTGGTCGTTGAGCTTAACGCCTTCGTCGGAACTCATGTCCTTACACGTTAAGACCTCCAACGTTAACTTCTCCAGTCGTCGCTTAATTTTATCCATCAGATAAAGATACAACACATTACCCGTAATAGAAAACGTTACGCCGATACTATTCCACTATTTCAAATTTAGAAGATGTTACGCTTTATCAAGCGGGTGAGTACGTTACGTCGTTCCGGCGAAACTCACTTAAAAATTTTTCAGAGAATCGGCGTGAGAGTCCGGTTAGTCACGCCGCCCCGCCGTACTGTTGAACATCGTTACGTTTTACCGTCGTACAATCCAACAATAACAACGTATTAAGGAACCAACTAAACAACGTTATAATGTTTCGACGTTTCGACGGTACAACGAAACGGAAAGAACAGTTTTGCACTATGGTATGATTATAAAGCGTGACGGCGTGCGTGCGCGTCTCTGCGCGGTGGAGCTCGAACCTTCCCGCCGTCTCGTTGTTTCTTGCTAGGTTTGCACCGTCAAAACTACGTAATTAATTAAACGTCAACAACTTACCCTTAACTAATTGATAATCAGTAAGTTAAGTACATTTGTTGCTATGAATCCATAACATACTGATAATCAACTAACTAAATGTTGCTATAAGAAAACGCTATAACTCCCTGACAATCAGGCGTTTATGCAAATAAGTGTTGCTATGTTTTGGGTTGTTGCTTTGCTATGAATTAAAACGTAAAGCATTGAGCACAAACCTTTTAAGGTGCAATAATAGACGTTTGTTGCTATGAATTAACTATTATTTTTTGTGTTTTTTTCTACTCTTAGAAAGTACTATTTTCTGACGTTGTTTAGTGTGTATTTGAGAAGTGTTGTAATACTAATTCATAGCAACGCTTTTCAGTTAACCGTCTGATAGTCAGGACGTTGGGTCTTATTTTAGCCAATTCATAGCAACAACATTTCTCGTAACTAACTATTAC